AGAGTGTGATGCCGCTATTGAAGAGATAGTAGCAGAGACCGCACCTGAGGAACGCAGTCCATTACAATCCCGTAAAGATGAACTGTTGAAAAAGAATGTCAAAAAGGAACTAAGACCATTAGCTGAGAGTCTCGGAATCAGTTTAGGTTCAAGTGTCCGTAGAGACAATCTTGTAGCTCTCATTCTCAAAGAAGAGTGGAAACTAAGGATTGAAGAAGCTCGTAAAGTGCTTTCAAATCCCGAACCACCTAAGGCAAAAGCAGCCGCCAAAGCTAAACCGAAGACTTAATAGGAGGTGAGAATATGTCATGGAACTACTCAGGAAACCCTGTCGACTCTGAATTAGATAGATATAGGTTTCTGATTGGTGACACTGACGCCTCAGCTCCCATCATGCAGGATGAAGAGATTCAATTCCTAATTGATGAATACGGGTCTGACCATAATAGACTGATGTATCATTTATTTAAGCAAGTGGCTACAAGGTTTGCAAGAGATATTAAACGAAGACTTGGACCACAGTCAGAAGACCCGACAGAACGGCTTCGGTATTTCCAAGCTAAAGTGGATGAATATGCCGCTCTTCTTCAAGCAGCGGGTATATCAATGAAACGACCCGCTTATCCAAAAATATTCAGAAAGGGTATGCAAAGTAATCCGCCATATCCTGCACCGAGTGGTGGTGATGGGTATGTTTGATAGCCTCAAAAGCTGGATGAATGTACCCATTCAAGTGCGACCCTTTCTGAAACGTAGTGGTACAGGTGCTGCTGAGTATGATGAAGAACGCGAAGAATATTGCTATCCTTTATCAGAAGCTGTACTCATTACAAATAGAGCTGGTGTTGAAGTCAAGTCTGGTACGCAACTATATGTTGACGGTAATGTCCAGATAGATGAACAGGATTCTATAACTTTTGAAGGACACGAAAGAACAGTCGCGGCAGTTACAACGTTTTATAGAAATGGTGTGCCCGACGTAAAGGTGGTTTATTTATGAGAACTACTGTAGACTTTCGATTTACCAAACACGAAGTCGGCAAGTTCGATGCAAGTTGTGCGGTAGCAATGCGAAATATCTTTAGAGGAACTAAGAAGGCAACCATTGCTGCCTGCGAAGAGATACTGAAGATGAGTTTGCTGGAAGTCCCGAGAGATACTTCGACTTTAGCTGACAGCGCATTCTATGAAGTCTCTGTCAGAGAAGACATCAAGTCTCACGTCTTTGAAGCAATCGTTGGCTACGGAGGAAATGGTGACCCAATCAATCCAAAGACTGGTAAACCTGCTTCTAGTTATATGGTGGCGGTGCATGAAAGATTAGACGTACATCATCCTGTAGGTAAGGCTAAATTTTTGGAAGACCCTGTCCGAAGATTTGCAAATGAAAACTTTCACCGTGTGGTATTCACACATGCTCGAGACAGTTTAGCAATGTTTAGCAGGTAGGAGGAATGAGATGCAACCGTTATTACTAGATATGATAACATACTTTCAATCTCAGGGTCTAGTAGAAGGTGACGGTGTTGATGCGTTTCGTGACTTCTCGCCTGAAGAACCTGACGACATTGTAGTTCTATATGAATACACAGGGTCGCCTCATGTTCCACACGTTGAACTAGCACATCGATCTGTGCAAGTAACTGTCCGAGCTAAAAGTGCTGATAATGCTCGTAATAGAGCACTGGAGTTATATAAGAGTCTGGTAACCGAAGAAGAAACACAGGTCATTGTCTTTACTAAAGACGAGGATGATGAGAAGCTTCGATGGGGACAAGTCTACTTGAGACAACCACCAGCGCTTCTGAGACGAGATGAATCAGAACGAACCGTGTATTTTTTCAATACCGGTATCACAACAAATCTTGATTAAGAAGGAGGAACCTTGTAATGGCAGTAAGAATAGGTTGCGATAATCTGGTTTATGCAATTATGACAACTGAAGATACGGTGAGTGCCCCGCCTGCGTATGCGGCACCTATTCGTGCTCCTGGTGTTATTTCAGTTAATGTAAACCCGAACGCTTCGCAGGATACCTTATTTGCTGATGACGGTCCATATGAAACCGCGACTACTCTCGGTGCCATAGACGTCGAAATCAACAAAGCGGAACTTACGACTAAGAACAAGGCCGATTTACTCGGTCACCAAGTAGACAATAATGGTGCTGTCGTATTCTCAGGAAACGATATTGCTCCGTTCGTCGCAATTGGGTTCAGGTCGCTTAAGTCTAATGGTAATTATCGTTATGTTTGGTTGTACAAAGGTCGCTTTATTGCACCTGAAGATAACAACGAAACTAAGGGTGATTCCATCAACTTCCAAACGGATACCATCTCCGGCCAGTTCGTTAAGCTTGTTTACCAATACACAGTCAACGGTAAAAAAGTTGAGCCTTGGAAATATGAACTTGACCAAGACAATCCTAACGCATCAGAAACTCTGATTGCATCATGGTTTGCCGCGGTTAAATTCCCGAATGCAACATAGGAGGATAGTAATGCAAAAATTAACTTTGACCAGAAACCCAAAAACTGGTAAGGTAGTCGGAGCTGCTATCGACGGTGTGGCACTCGAGGGTTTCAGAGGTATGAGTCAACATCTCGAACAAGGTTGTTTGTCTGCTACTTTAACAGCAGACTTCGGTGCAATCGATGTCGTAGATGGTGAATTCGAACCTGACGTAGCTCCTGATATGAGCGTATACTATTTAGCCGGCGAAGCATCAGGTACCTGCCGTGTCCAACTTGGCGAAGGTGTTCCGGATGGCGGAAAAATAGCTTACGCTCTCAAAAACGAATTTGTAGATAGACCACGTCTCGGTGCAAAAGCTGAGAAAATCCTTGATAAGCTCGTAGCTGTTGAGGGTGGCGCAGAGATACCTGCAGACCCTGGAATGGTTGTTTGCATGTGTGTCCTTGATGCGAAAGGTCTCATTGTCAAATTCTCGCAACATACTTTAACAATAGCCGAAATTAGACCGTAAGAAAGGGGATTAACTTAATGGCTAACTTAAAAGACGTAAAGTCTAAAGCTGTTAAGATTACCTTGTTAGACGGCGTTGAGAGAAGCGTAAAGTTTACTCTCAATGCTATGGCCGAACTGGAAGACAGATATGGTTCAGTTAATGAAGCTTTTCGTAAGCTGGAAGAAGAAAACAGCGTTAAAGCACTTCGTTGTGTTCTCTGGGCTGGATTTCTTGAAGATGAACCTGAAATCACAGAACGGCAAGTCGGTAGTCTTATAGACTTAGCTTATATGGATGAGTTGATGCAAACTCTTGGGCAAGCTTTTGAACGAGATATGCCTGATGCTCCTACACAACCTGTATTAGTTGAAGAAAATCAACCAACTGGTGAAGGAGAAAACCAGGACCCAAACTGGTAAAACCCAGCAAAGTAAAGCCAAACCCATTTGCATCTGATAACTGGGATTGGCCTTACATCTTATATGCTGGGCGTGTATGGCTAAAGTACACGGAAAATGAACTATGGCATATGACACCACGTAAATTCAAATCACAACTTGATGTACATGAAGAAGTACAAAGAGCTATGTATAGTAATAAAGGTGGAAAAAAACAAAGACCAGTTGGAACTGTTCCTATAGACCAAGTTCCTGGTTGGAATTAAGGAGGTACCGTTGTGGGTGTATTTGCAAATATGACAGCATCGCTTAATTTGAATATTAACAACTTTGCTAGTAATTTGAATAAAGCGTCTGGTATGCTGAATACATTTGCTGCTACTTACAACGGTGCTCTCGTTGGTGACGTACCTGGTTCGAAGAAAGGTGCTTTCAAAGACCCACGTCGAATCGTACAAGGTATTATTGTTTCAAAAATATTTTATGGGGCTTATCAAAATATTAGAAATGCAACATCCGCAGTTTTTGAATTTTCAAGAGAACTTGAAAAATCTCATTTAATCTACAAGCAGTTTTTTGGAGATACTGGACTTGTTAAAGAGTTCATAAATGTGTTAAAGGATTTTACGGCTGTAACACCATTCTCCTTTCAAGAAGCAGATAAAGCCGCTAGGCAATTGTTAGCTTACGGTTTTGAATATAAGAATCTGATGTTCCTCATGACAGGTGTTATGAATGCCGCTGTCGCAATGGGTGATACTTCTAAGATTGGGACTATAGTCTCTGCTTTAGGTCAGATTCAGAATAAAGGTCGTATTACAGGTAGAGAGCTTCGTAGATTGGCTGAAGCAAATATACCTGTGTTTGATATTCTCAATGAGAAACTCGGCGTTACACAAGAACAGTTTCAAAATATCGCAAATGAATTTATTCCAGCTCATCTTGTTATCAATGCATTGATTGATGGTATCAATGAACGCTATGGTGATTTGTTATGGGAAATGGAAAATACAATCGATGGTCTCACAGAACGTGTTAAAGATAATGCAATCATGATATTTTCTGGTTTGTTTGAACCAGTGGTCCAACGTTATAAAAACTTTTTAAGAAACACAGCTAATTTCTTACAAGAACTAAGAGAAGCTTTTCAAAACTTTGGGGTGGGTGGTTTATTTGAACGACTTATACCTCCTGAGCTTCATGCAGAAGTACGAAGATTTATATTAAACTTAAAAGAGCTTTGGAGCATTATCAAGGTTAATGCTGGTTCAATTGGTCGTTTATTTGTTCAAGTACTTTTAGCTATACTACGAACGTTTAATTTACTTGCTCCTGCTATCAATAGGGTGCTAGCTGTTTTTTCACAGCTTTTCCGTATGTTAACACAGAATAAA